AAGCACGCGCCACACATGCGCATCCTGAACCCGGAGAACGGGGCCAGCATCGTCGGGGAGGCCGGAGACAACATCGGACGAGGCAATCGGGCCAGCATCTACTTCAAGGACGAAAGCGCCTTCTACGAGCGCCCTGATGCCATTGACGCCGCGCTGAGCCAGACCTCGAACTGCAAGATAGATGTATCCACCCCGAACGGCAACGGCAATCCGTTTTACCGTAAGCGCATGGGCGGCAAGATTCCGATCTTTACCTTTCATTGGCGCGACGATCCACGCAAGGATGACGCGTGGTATCGAAAGCAAGCCGAGACACTCGACCCGGTTATCCTGGCGCAAGAAGTCGAGATCGACTACAACGCATCGTCGGCGGATAACTTCATTCCCGGCGACATAGTTGAACGCGCCATGAATCTCGGCCCGGCTGACATCCCGAAGCAACTATGCGGATGGATTGTGGCGGTTGACGCTGCGCACATGGGCGACGATGAATCCGTAATTCACTGCCGACGCGGACGGCTGAACATCCCGCAGATTAGCAGGCGGCAACTGGACGGCATACAACTGGCGGGGCTGATTGAGGATGTCTGTCACAAGCTGGAAGCAACGGGCGGCATGATAAACGGCATCGTCATTGAACTGGATGGCCCCGGCACGTCTGCCTACGACCAATTGCGCAACGGCAAGTACCGGAAAATTATCTACGGCGTGCACACTGGCAAACGGCTTGCGGATGGCTTGAATTACAACCTGCGCGGCCAGATGTGGCGGGCGGCCCGAGATTATCTTGAGGAAGGCGGCTGTTCGATTGCCCGTGATCCTGAGTTCAAGAGTCAAACATCATCCCTCCGCTACAGTTACCGCGACGGCGTATTGTTGATGCAGGACAAGAAGGAGTATAAAAAAGCGTTCGGACGCTCACCTGATAGGGCTGACGCTTTCGTGCTAACATTTGCCGTACCGAATATGCGCCCGGCCTCGGACATTGACACCGAGCGCCGCCGAGTTGAACGCCAGCGCCCCGGTGGGGCAACAGGGTATTGAGATGACCGAGTACACCGGGACACTGTCCGAAGCCAAGATTCTGGAACTGCTGAAGCCTGATACCGTCATTGCCGACGATATGGACGATGCCGACATCCAGAAGATGCAGTCTGATTGCCAGGCACTGTACGAGAAGGACTACGCATCGTGTCAGGAATGGCGCGACGATGCCAAGAAGTTGCTGGAAATCGCCCGACTGAAGGACAAGACGCGCAGCCAGTACATCAAGAAATGGCAGTCCGACATCCAGATGCCTGACCTCATCTATGCCGCCATGTCGTTCAATGCCCGCACGTTCCCCGAGTACGTGAAGGACGGCAAGGTCTGTCAGGCGCGTCAGGTTGGCAAGCAGGATGACAAGAAGCGTCAGCGCGGCGAACGGGTATGCAAATACCTGAACTGGCAATTGACCGAGCAAATGCAGGAATGGACGGAGAACTTCGACAAGCTGCTGCTCATCCTGCCGATCGTCGGCCATGCGTTCAAGGTGACGATGTGGGACGAACAGTTGGGCCGTCCGACTGACACGTTGCTGATGCCGGACATGGTGACGGTGGATAATACGCCAAACAATCCCGACTGGAATCGACGAATCTCACTGGACTACAAGATCAACCAGAACATGTATGCCGCCAACATTGCCGCAGGCGTATGGCGCAAGACGGACATCCAGCCGGACGAAGGCACGACCGAAGACCCGAAGTATTCCATCGTCCAGATGCACACATGGTGGGACGTGGACAAGGACGGCTATGCCGAGCCGTACATCCTGACATTTTGCAAGGAAAATTGGACGCTGCTGTCCGTTGTCCCGCGCTATGACATCAATAGCATCCAGTTCAAGTTCAACCGCAATGACGTGAACGACCGCACTGTCATCGGCATTGAGCCGGTGGAGTACATCACGTCATACAGCTATTTCCCCGCTCCGGACGGCTCAGCATTGGGCATGGGTCTTGGTCACATCATCAAAGACCTGAGCAAGGCGCGAAATACTGCCATCAACCAGATCCAGGATGCCGGAACGAAGATTAACTTGTCATCCGGCCTGATTCGCTCCGGCGTTTTCCGTGATGACGGCGTTGAGGACTTCGAGCCGGGCGAGTTCAAGATTGTGGACGCCGGATTCAGCACTGAGGATATCCAGAAGTCAATCTTTGCGCTGCCGGTCAATCAGCCGTCATCCGCCACGTTTTCCGTGTTTACCACGATGGGCGACACTATCAACCGCATCGGACAGACCGGCGAAATCATGTCAGGCGAAGGCGTACCGGCAAACATGCCTGCCACGTCCGTGCTGGCCATTATCGAACAGGGCAAGGTCGGTCAGCGTGTCGTGCTGAAACGCATCAACGCATCGCTGTCCCGTGAACTGGCCGTGCTGTTCCGGCTGAACTCGTCCTACCTGAACGACGACCAATACACGCGTATCCTGGACGAGCGGGCCAGTGTTCAGGAAGACTTCGACCTGACCAACTGCGACATAGTGCCGGTGGCTGACCCGATGTTCTCGACTCGCGTTGAGCGGCTGATGCGGGCGCAAGCGGCGATGCAAGCCGGTATTCAGTCGCCTGTCATCATGCAGTCATACCTTGTCGAACTCGGCTATAGCGACGAGGAAGCGCAGCAGATTGCAGCTGGTGACAGCCAGATGAAGGCGGTGCAGGCTCAAGCAGAGGCGCAATCGAAGGCCATGCAACAGCATCAGGAGGTGCTGAAGCAGCAGGAAGCCACGAACAAGAGTCACGCCGACGCAATGGACAGGGAAACCCGCCTGATGGAGGCAAAAATACGTTTGGCGGAAATGGAGAGCCGGTTGATGCTAGACCGCGCCAATGCTGCTAAAATCATGGCGGAAACGATGGCTCTGGAATCCGAGCAGGATTTCGCCCGTAACGAACTGCTGCTGCAACATATGCCGCCAGCAATGCCCACCATAGGGGAAATTGAAGATGACCAGCCCGAACTCGGCCCCGCCGAACCTCAACAGCCAGAATCCGGAGACCCCTCCGAAGTTCAATTTGGCGGAATACCAACAATGGGTGAAAGACCCGATAACGCAGGCGTTCCTGCTGGTGCTGAAGCGCCAAGCGGAGGAACTGAACAACCTGAAATTAGCAACCCTGCCGGTGACGCAATCGCTGCCCGAATTGATGCGGCGCAAGGGTCAGGCGGAAGCGATGCAGGCGGTGGCAACGTTGCGGGGATTGAAGGAAGTCCTCTGCCGGAGTGATGCCGCTGACCAAGTCGGAGCCGACCAATGCTGATCAAATACCATTTCACCGTCCCGAAATGTGACTTTCTGCTGCCGGTGAAGGCCATGGCGGAAGGCGGTTATCTGCTGCGCCATATTGGCCACGAAACCGCAAACGTGGTGGCCGTGCTGCCTGCCAGTGAGCCGATCACCGATTACTGGCCACACGCTGCCGTGACCGCGTCCGAAGACGTTACCGGCCCGATTGTGGATGCGCTGCTGAATGATGGGGGTGCATGATGACATTTGCCGAACAATGGGCCATCACCGGCCCGCGTGTGTTGGTTGAGCGCGACGAAACCGAGTACGAGAAACTGTCCTCGCTGATTCACATCCCCGAAGAAGCGCTGAAGCGCGAGGCCAATGCCAACATCTCCGGCACCGTGCTGCAAGTGGGCGAACAATGCTACAACCTCGCCAGCCAGAAGACCAGAGACGGCAAGTCTGACCTGTGGTGCAAGCCGGGTGATCGTGTCATCTTTGGGCAGCACTGCGGCAGTCGCATCCTGAAGGAAGGCGCGGAAAAGCTGGTCATTCTGAACGACGAGGACATTCTGATGGTGATGCGCGAATAGCCATAAAAAAGCCCGACTGTCGGAGGTCGGGCTGTGCAAGTGCGCCTTGGGGTGGTGAACTGCGAGAGCAATTTATCACTAACGCGTTATGGCGTAAAGGTGCACCATGTCCGACGATATTTTCGATGCGCAACTGGCGGCATATACGGGTAAAGCCGATGCCGTCACCGACACACCTACCGCAACACCATCCCCCGCTCCCGTTCCTGAAGTCCCGAAAGCCGACACCGTAGAGGCTGCTGCCGAACCGGATGCCCCTGTATCATCCGAACCGACACCGGAAGACCGCGCCCGCGCATTGGGCTGGAATCCGGATAAGGACACATACGAGCAAAACAGCGACGGCAAAGAGTGGGTATCCGCCAAGACATTTTTGCGCATGCGCGAGATGGCGGACGAGATCAGCAAACGCGGCAAAGATTTGAAGTCGCTGCGGCATCGTCAGGAGCAGCTTGAAAAGCAGATGCATTCCGGCATCAGCGAATTGAAGCAGGAAAGCCAGCAGCGCAAACTGTCCGAAATTGAGCAGGGTATCCGACAGGCTGTGGCGGATCAGGATTTCGACCGGCATGAGCAACTGATTGCCGCACGGGACAAGCTCATCAATCCGGAGCCGGTAGCCGATGCACAACCTGAAGCTGAGCAGGTCTATGAGGAACCGCCCGAGCGTGTTGCTGAAGTGGCAAGCAAGTGGAAGCAGGAGAATGCATGGTTTGACAAAGCCGCGCCTGAGTACAAGCAGGAAGCCGTTGACCTCGAATCCCGCTACACCAAGATGTTCCCCGGCTGCTCCGTGGCTGACTCGCTCGCGTTCGTGAAATCCGAAATGGAGCGACGACATCCCATCCTGAAGTCCTACGGCGCTCGCCTGAAATCCCCTGACGCATCGCCACGCGCTACCGAACGACCGGCACCGAAAAGCCCGTCTGCTGCCGACCTGTCCCCGCAAGACCGGCAATTCTACGAGGCGTGGATCCGTGCCGGTACGCGCACCGAGGCGCAGAAGCAAGCATTTCTCCGTGATACCCTTTCCTGATAGGTGACAACATGTCCGCATTGACCCCTGAAGAAACCGGCGCTATCGAAGGCGCAACCCGCACCAAGACCCGTGGCGAAGTGGGCCGCGCTGGTGGCCGTCAGTCCCGAAAGTCGGCTGATGAGCACGACACAGGCCGTATGCCTGAGCGTATTCCTTTCCAGGAACAGCGCCAGATGCTGAATACCGACCTCGTTCCGGACGGCTATCATGGCCACTGGTTTGCCAATATCCCGGGCCGCCTTGAAATGGCCCTGAAAGCGGGGTATTCTTTTGTTACGAAGGACGGAACTAACTATTCCGACAACGTCACCGCGAACGGCACAGATAGCCGGGTTGCGAAATCGGGAAACGATTCTGTGACGCTTTACCTGATGATCATTCCGAACGAGTGGTATCAGGCTGACCAAGAACTGAAACACAAAAGGGCCGACGAGTTGGCCGGTGCAGTTTTTGCGAAGCAAAAAGCCGATCCCGATTTCTATGCGCGAGACGATGCCGGAAACCAGACGCACGCCTCGAAAGCAGGACGGGTTCACATCGAAGACTCGTATCTGTGAGAGGTGGCTTAAATGGCCTATGTATCTCGCGGCTTCATCCCGGTAAACGACCTTGTTTACAACACCGGCATGACGAAGCTGTTCCATATCCCCGCGTCGAATGGCACCGCAACCGCCATTTTCGACATCGTGAAAGCCGGTTCGTCCGGTGACGCCAACGGTATCCCTGACTGCGCCCGCATTACCGGCATCAATGATGTCCCGGTTGGCGTGGTTGTCGGCTTTGTTGCTGACCCGTCGTACCTTGAGCAGACCTATCGCACCGCCAGCACTGAGCGCTATGCCCTCGTCAACTATGACCCCAACATCGTGCTGGTTGGCCAGGAAGACAATGCGGGCGCTGCAACGCTGGCCTTGTCGCGTCTCGGCACTCCGGTTGATGTTGCTGTGGGTTCGGTCGATACCGTGACCGGCACCAGCGGCATGCAAATCGGCTCCGGCGCCCTGACTGGTGCCCCCGGGATGTTCCGCCTGCAACAACGCTCGCAAGACCCGAGCAATGCTGCTGTCGGCGGGACGAACACTCAATGGCTGGTGACGTTCAACGTTCACCAATACAAAGCCACTACTTAAGGGGGAATGATCAATGGCTATCATTACCAGCGGTAGTTTTCCGAAGAGTTTGCGTCCCGGTTTGAAGGAAATCTTCAACACCGAACAAACCGACAAGACGCAATATCACCTTCAAATCTTCACCCAGGTCATCTCTGACAAGCAGTACGAAGAGCGAATGGGCATGGTCGGCATGGGCGTGGCGCAAGCCAAGGCCGAAGGTTCTCCGGTTGTCTACAGCGACATGCAGCAAGGCTTCGTGCGCCGTACCACCAACGTGGTGATTGCGCTCGGCATGCAAGTGACGATGGAGGCCATCCAAGACTGCCTGTACGAGCAGATTTTCGACAAGACGAAGCAACTGTCTCGCTCGATGTATCTGTCGAAACAGATTCAGTCTGCCAACATTTTCAACAACGGTTATGCAGCGGCTCCGACCTATCTGGACGGCCAGCCTCTGTTCAGCACGACCCACGTCCGCAAGGGCGGCGGCACGTACTCGAACCGCCTCGCGGCCGGTATCGACCTGTCTGAACTGGCGCTGGAAACCATCTACGCCAATGTGATGGCGAACCGTGATGAACGCGGCAACCTCGACCCGCTGATGACCAAGGCTTTGGTTGTGCCGCCCGCGCTGAAGCACCAGGCGCTGCGACTGACCAAGTCCGACCGTCAGGCCGAGACTGCCAACAACGCCATCAACGCGCTTGTGACCAACGGCACGATCAAGAATGTGGTCGAAAACCCGTTCCTGACCGACTCGGATGCGTTCTTCATCACGACCGACATTCCGGGCAGCATGGGCCTGATTTATCAGGAACGCGCCGCGCTGAACTTCGATCAGGACAAGGATGTGGACACGTTCAACGCCAAGTTCCTGGCCTATGAGCGTTACGCCTTCGACGTTATCGACGTGCGTTGCGTGTACGGTTCTCCCGGCCTGTAATGCCATAGGGGGCGCAAGCCCCCGCTACCTTTGGAGGTTTATATGGCTGGTGCACATCACACAATCCTGAACAAGGGCGTAGGGCTTGGCAACAAGAAGAATCCGACCACTGCTGCTGGTGCGCCGGTTTCCTCGCTGCCCTACATCAAGCAGTTCGTTATCCCCATTCCGTTGGTGGCGAGCGGTGCGGTGCAAACCATCACCACATCCACGTTGCAAGGATGGCCTACCAAGTTCGTCGGCACGATGGACGCCTACATCAACGTCATCACTGCCGAATCGGTTGGCGCAACCAAGACACTGTCTGTCGGCTATACCGGCGCGAATACGGCGTTTTTGAATGCGCAGACCGTTGCTGCGGCTGGCGATTTCATCGGCGCTCGGCCTGTGGTGAATATCCAAAGCAAGGATATTACCTACACGCTCGGCTCCAATGACTGGACGACCGCTGTCATTGAGTTGGTGCTGACCATTTCGGCACGCGGAGACTAAGCCATGCGCCTGCGTCACTATGCGTACACCCCGGAAGCCGCTGGTGCTGCCACAATTGCCGCATTGCAGACGCTGGTCGGTGCCGGTTCGCTGTCTCTGTCCGGCACTTATGGCGCAAACGGTTTCCCGTCCGAATTGGCGTGGACAATCACATTGACCTCGGTCAACAACCTGTCTGGCGTCAACTTCACCATCAACTACCTGAGCGCAGAAGGAAACGCGCTTAGCGTGACCACCACCGGGCCGAACGCGACCACCAAGACCACGACTGTGATAGCCTCGCGCATCACCAGCATCACGACCGATGCGGCTGCTGCTGCCGTATCTGTCGGGCATCTGAACGTGGGTTACGGGCCGTGGAAGCATCTGCCCAACCGAGTTGGCTTTGTATCGCCGTCCACGGTGGCGGTGGCACTGGCGGGTACGGCGTCAGTTGCCATTGAGGGCACCTATGCAAACATTGCGGATAACACGCTGTTTTCGTCCGGATTGTTTGACTGGTTCACCAGGGTAACATCGGCGCTGCCGTTCCAAGAATGCGTGTTCGCCAACCGGGAAACCGGGACGCGGCTGCGCATTGATTCGTGGACATCCGGCGCAATCCGGATTGATCTGGCTGTACCTGCTGCGGGGTAATCACGATGCGTGACGTGCCGAAGTGCAAACGAGCGCATCGGGTTTATGACCGCGACTTCATTGTCGTCGATGATATATCGGGAGTGCTGAAAATGCGCTCCCAATGTTCCATTGACGGCTATGGTTTCCTTTCGTCCGACGGTGATCCGCGCAATCCGCAGGAAATCCCGCCGGACATCCGCGAGGACATGGCTGCATGGCCTGATGCCCGCCCAATTTCCCCGGCTACGTTTGTCCCTGAACCGGCCTACGTGTATTTTGTCGTCAACTATGAAGTCGTGTCCGCAACACCATTCCCAGGCTATGGAACCAGCGAGCTATCGGCTGGCGCCACCATTTGCTTTGACGCTCCTCTTGCCGGTTGCGATTGGTATGTGGACGGTGTTCTGGTTGCAAGCGGGATAAACGTCACGCTGACCATGTCTGGCGGCAATCACACGCTGCGGATGGATGTAACCGACACGCAGGGCCATACCGGAACTGCTACGTTTACCTATTATCAGACCTATCTGCCGCATACCGCGCAGACGTTCATTGATGCGGCAGTGGTGGGCGGTGATGGGGTGTTGACGCTGAGCAATGCAGACCGGACACTGGCCATATCTGGTGCAACGGTGGCAACGACTGTGCAGGGTATCGGCGCTGAGCAGTATTCAGCCGGGAAATGGTTCTTCGCATTCCAGATTACCGGCGACGTGAACACGTCCAGCCTCATCCTGATGGCAGACAACTTCCCCATATATACATACCTGATTGTCGCACAAGCGCTCGGTGTTGACCCGACCGGTGTATTCCTTGGCGGCGCGATTGACCCGCCATTTTCCGGCATGCAACTGCTTGGCAACCTGCTGACCGGCGACCAGTTCATTCTGTTCTTTGATGCGGATGCCAGTACATGGGGCATCGTGACGCCGGATGACGTGAGCCATGACCTGACGGCGCTGACCAAGAATCCGCTGGCCAACCGTTTCAGCTATCAGTTCGGCACCGGCCCGACAGGTATGGACATTACCATTCTGCTGACTTCGGAACTGACGCTCACGGCTCCGGTTGGCTACAACAATGCAGCGGAGCCGTAAATGCCCACATCAAACAGTACCAATTTCTCGCTGAACGGCACCGAATTGATGGAGGCCGCCATGCGTCTGGCTGGCGTCCTCGGGATCGGGCAATCCGTCAACTCCGAGATGTACAACATCGCGCAGCAAAACCTCAACATCATGATGCGCCATTGGGAAAACACGGGCGTCCGGCTGTGGGGTATTGAGCGCGGCATCCTGTTTCCATCATTCGGACAGGCGCTGTTTCAGGTTCCCGTAGTCAATGCCGGTGTGCCGTCCGCCTATGCCTGCCTTGAATCCGATTACCGGCAGAACTCACTGGCGGCGGATGTTGCTGTCGGTGCGTCCGCCATCACGCTGACCGATGCCGTGACATTTGTGGCGGGCGACTACATCGGCATTGCCAGCGATGCGAACGGTCTGGAGTGGTTCACGGTTCACGCTGTCGCCGGTCAGAATGTCACGCTGTACACCGTCGGCACCACGTCTGCCGCATCCGTGCCGTATAGCGCCACATCCGGGGCTATTGTCGTCGGGTTCACTACCCTCGCATGGATGCCGTTGCGCATCATCGAGGCGCGTCGTGTTGACCTGACGCCGGGTACGTCGAGCGTTCAGGTTCCGCTGCTGATAAAAGGCAAGTTTGATTACGAGCGCGTGGTTAACAAGTCATCGCAGTCTGTTCCTTTGTGGCTGTACCATCAGCCGCGCATCACGTGGACGGATGTTTATCTGTGGCCAACAACCGCGTACTCTAATTGGGCCATCGGCTACAGCTACGAACGGCGCTATCAGGATATTGACTCCGGCATCAATTCGTTGGACTTCCCGCCTGAAGCTTACGAAGCATTGCGTTGTGGCTTGGCGGCTCGCATGGGGCGTGAGGTGCGTATTGATGCCGGACGGCAGCAATACCTTGACGGGCTGGCCGAGCAATCGTTCACCGTCATGCGTAACGCAACCGCAGGAAAGGCATCCATCAAGTTTGGAGTGGCGGGCTAATGTTCATCGGGTCAAGTGGCAAAGACGACGATCTGGCGCTATCCCGACAGGAAACCGTCAACTGGTACATAGAGAGCCAGCCGCAAGGCGCACGGGGCGCAAAGGCGCTGATTGGTGCGCCCGGTACGCGATTGTTTGCACAAGTCGGCAGCGGCCCTATCAAGGCGATTTACAACCACAACGAGCGAATCTATGTGGTGTCGGGCGTGGAGTTTTACGAGTTGCGGCAAGATGGTTCGTCCGTGTTGCTCGGTACGCTGCTGGAAGGTGCGCAACCGGCTATCGTCGCCAACCTGACGCAAGTCGTCATCGTCAACGGGTTTAACGGGTACGTCTGGGACGAGACCACGAACCTGTTCACCATCATCGCTGACCCCAATTTCTACCCGACCCGCTCCGGATGCTACATGGACGGGTATCTGGTGTTTGCGCGTGAAGGAACAGACCAGTTCTTCGTGTCAGATATTGATGACGCGCTGTCCTATCCGGCCATCAACTTCGACTTTGCAACCCTGCGCGGCGACGTGATTGCCGCAACCGTGTCCGATACCCGCAACGTGTGGTTCTTCGGGGCGAGGACGATTGAGCCGTGGTACAACAACGGGCAAGTTACCGGCGTTCCGTTCGTACCGAATCAGGGCGCGTCCTCGTTGCGCGGCACGGCGGCTTATCGGTCGGTGGTATCAACACAGATTGGCGTGTTCTTCCTGGGCGACGACAACAACGTGTACTGGATGCAGGGCTATACCCCCAAGAACATCAGCACGGATGCACAAGCCAAGGAACTGACGCAAGCCGCCATGCATGGCGGCGTGGGCGATGCGTTCGCCTTCATGCAGAACATTGACGGCCATTGGTTCTACACGCTGACGCTGCCGACTCAGGGCCGGACGTTTGTGTACGACCCCGAGGAAAACGCATGGCATAACCGCGAATCCTACGGACTTGGCTACTGGCGGGCATCGTGCTACGAGCAAGCGTTCGGGCTGAATCTGGTGGGAGACTCGCAGAGCAACAAGATCGGCTCGCTCGACCGGCTCTGCTATCAGGAATACGATTCGTACTGGGTGGCGCGGCGCGTTTCAGGCGTCTATGCGGCCGGAAACAAGCTGATTAGCGCCAACCGGCTGGAACTGGTCTTCCCATCCGGACAAGTGCCGCAAAACGTCACGCATGAGGCTAATTTGCGGTACTCAACGGACAAGGGGTTGTCATTCGGCAACCCGCAGAAGATTGCGATAGGCAAGGCCGGACATGGTGAAATCCGCGCTATCTGGTGGAACATGGGCAGCGCACGGGATTACGTGTTCGAGCTGTCCATTTCCAGCAACGGGCGGCGGGATTTATTGGAAGAGGACTTCGCATATGAGATCGGGGGCACGTGATGCGAGCGCCGGATTATGTTACATTCATGTCGTTGAACGACCGCGACAAACAGACGTGGTATCAGTTCCTCCTCGACGTGGCGAATGGCCTCCCCCTCACCGGGCCGGGTGTACCGAATAACACCATCAAAGCGAACGCATCGTGCTTGTATGTGCAAAGTGCGGCAGGCGTTTCGACTCTCTGGTTTAACACGTTAGGTAGTGGCAACACTACGGGGTGGGTGGTCAAATGAGCGGACTCGGATTAATCGGGGACATCGGAAAAGGTTTGCTCGGCGCATCAGCGAACCGCAAGGCCAAGAACGCACGCATGCAGGCGCTGCAAGAGGCGACCAGCATCACGAATTATGGCTACGATCAGGCCGGAAACGCGCTGGATACTGGCCAGAAGGCGCTTGAGGCAGGCTATCAGACCGGCTCGCAGCAGCGCCATGATGTGGCGGGACAGATGACCGGCGTCGCAAACCAGACCTATGGCGCACAGCAAGACCTGTGGGCACCGTGGATGGCTCCGGGCCTGAACGCCTATCAGAATCTTGACGCACTGCTGAACGACCCCGCTGCATTTCAGACGCAGGTTGCCAAGTACTCGCAAACCCCCGAATTCCAGTTCAAGATGCAGCAAGCCACCGAAGCCGCCAAGCGGTCAGCCGCAGCGACCGGCAACCGGCTTGGCGCGAACCAGCTTGCCGCCCTCCAGGATCGCGCTCAGGGCGTGGCATCGCAGGGTTTTGACCAATGGATAGGCCGACTGCAACAGATGGCGCAAACGGGGATGCAGGCGACCGGGCAACTGTCGAACGCTACGCAGCAACGCGGCGAAGGACTGAATCAGGCACTGAACTACGGCGACACGTCACAATGGGACGTGAGCAAGGGCAAGGACATCCTCGGCATCAATCAGCAGCGCGGCGACTTGGCGCTACAGAAGGCGGCTGACCTGTCCGGCTTGGCGTTGGGCACCGGCAAAGTATCGGCAGACTACAATCTGGCGCAGGGTCAGCAGTATCAGGGCATGGTGGACAGTGTCGCCAGAAATGCTGACCAACTGGCAAGCGTATTCACGGGCGGTGCAAGCAAGTTTACCCCTGCCGCCGGTACTGGCTCGTACAATTTCGCACTCGGAGGCTGAAATGGCACTCGCACTCGCCGGAATGCTCGGCCCTGAACAGGACTACATCAAAGGCACTACGCCGACTGATGCCGCCATCATTGAAGGCAAAAAGACCACGCTTGCACTTGGCGACCTTGCCGCGAAGCAGAAAGCGCAGGATTACGTCAACGGCAACCTGAAAGACCTGTATTCGCAAGCGAGGCGCAACGACCTGTCGGCGGAAGGTGCTGCGGCGCTGATGCAGTACAGTCCTGACTTGTACAATCACCTCGCAACCCTGCAAAAAGACGCCAGCGATGACGCCAAGAGGAAAGAGATTCAGGCCAAGAACATGTACGCGGGCAGCATTGCCTTTGTCGGCGCATCTCCAGACCAGCCGCAAGCATGGCTTGATGCTCGGGCGGCGCACCACATGAACGGCATTCCCGGCGGCATCTTCGACCAAGAATACTCTCCGGAATTGTTTCGTATTGCCAAGCTCGGGGCGGCGGGTCTGGACTCAACCAAGTTCACGCCGCCAACTGGGGAGATAACCCAAAAAGACGGCATCATCTACCAAGAAACACCGGTAGGCCAGAAATTCTTGGCGCGTGAGCCTGATGCAAAGCGCATGAAGGCAGACTGGAAGATGAAGGTTGACGAGAATGGGAATCCCGTCACCAAGCAAGCGGATGTAGGCGGGCGCACACAGACGTTTGCTGTTGAGGTTGACGATCAGGGAAACGAACGCATCAGCACAAAGCCGCTTGGATTGTCCGCACCTCCACGTGCTGCTCCGCGTCAGGCAGCGCCGAAACTGGTGCAAACCGTGGACGACCAAGGTAATTTGCAGTGGGAATCGGTTGGTGGTGGTCAAGTTCCAAAAGGCAAGCCGATCCAGAAAAACGGATCACCATCTGGCGAAGAATCCAAGGACGCCGGATTTTATTCGCGCATGAAGTCTGTTTCTCCAGACCTTGATGCGCTTGAGTCAAAGGGAGGCCCGACCGCCATAACCGCGCTTGCCGCATCGCTGCCTTTCTTGGGCGGAATAGCAGGGCGCACCGCAATGACCCCGATACAGCAACAATATCAGACTGCGGCAATGGGCTGGATTCGCGCCAAGTTGCGCAAAGAATCTGGCGCGGTTATTGGGCCGCAAGAAGCAAAAGACGAATGGACTACGTATTTTCCCGTTGTTGGCGATACGCCGGAAAACATTCAGTACAAGCGCAAGTTGCGGGCCATTGCTGAAAACGAAATGAAGATTTCATCCGGAAAGGCCGCGCCACTTGCTGACAAGGCAATTGAGGAAAACCTTGCGGCAGGTGGCGGGTCTCAAAACGTCAACATGCAGCACTACCAAGCCGCACTGAAGGCAGCGGCAGGCAATCCCGCCAAGATTAAGGCAATCAACGACCGTGCGCGTCAGATGGGGATTATCAAATGAGTAAAGAC